TCGCGCGTTTGGCCGTCTCTGGCTTTGCCGCCTGGCGCTGCATCCATGCGTACTCCGCGGAGGACTGCGGGATGCGTTCCTGCTCGTCGTCTACGGAGTAGCGGACCGTCTGGCGGTTGCTGTACCGCTCCTGCATCCGCTCCAGGCTCGGCTGCTTCGTGTACCGCTGGACGATCTCGCCCCGGTTGGCGTAGCTCAGCGGCAGCACATCCCGCACGGTAACGCTTGCTGTGCTCCTGGTCGTCCCGAAGTCTTGCCCGGTCAGTCTCAGGTTGTCGATTGGTGCTTTGCTGTACTTATTGCTGCTCTCAAAAAGCAATACAGGAACGCTCGAAACTCCCACACGGGCAAGCGCCGTTGCTCTGTGCCGCCCCTCGTGCCCAATGACCTCGCCCGTCTCCTCGCCGGTAAGCTCGCTTTTGTCATAATTGATCCTGAGCTGGAACGGCTGGTGAACGGTTGCCTCCTTCAATTCCTCTAATTTCAGCCCCTCCGTCTCATGTTCAATTCTCTGTCGGCCCACCGCGCTTGTCGTGAGCTCCAAAAAATCGGACGGTGACATGCGAACAATATACGCCTGCGCATACTCCGGGCTGTTCGGCGCCGCGTAGTCTTTCAGATACTTGTCAACGGTATCTTCCGTCAGGATCGCCGTCTGATTGTACTGTTCGGCCTCGTCGTCTACGGAATACCGGATGTCCGGCGTCTCCGGGTTGAACCGCTCCGACAGAGGAATGACGTTGCCATCGTCGTCATAGGTGACGGGCTCGTTGCTCTTGATCTGATCGCTGGAGAACGCGAGAATGATGTTTGCGTCCGCACCCTGCTTTCCCACTTTCCACTTTTGCCAGATGCCGTCAATCCCGGTCGTCGGCGTCAGGATGTCGTGGTAGAAGTCCATCGCGCGCTCATAGTCCCGGATGCCCAGCGCGTTCATAATCTCATACACTACGTCGGCGTCGTTGTCCTCTTGCCGAAGCAGATGATCCGCCACGTCGGAATAAACCGCGCTCATGCTCGGATAGTCCGGCGTATAAACGTAGTTCGATACCCATGTATCGGGCAGGGCCTCCTTGACGCTCGCGTAGTCGTCCTCCTCCACCATGCGCTGCGCTTCTTGCAGGCAGATCGCTTTGACAAGGCGTGCGAGCTCGGACCGTTTGATCGTCTTTCGGTCTCCGTAGGCAGGGCGTTTTACGTTTGCATACCCGGCGATCTTTCGGTCTCCGTAGGCGCTCGCCACTATCGGCATATCCGTCAGATAGATGCCGTACCCCTCCGCCGTTCCGTTCGCCCCTCCGTGCCCCTTGGTGTCGAACACGGTAAAGTCTGCTTTTGTTCCGTGATATACGGGCATCAGCTTTCCGTCCGGCGTCCGCACTTTGCTCTCCTGCATGGCCCGCTCCGCGGCCTCGTCCACCATGCGCTGCGCCGTCTCCATGTCGCCGCCGTCCACGGCCTCCATGTAGGCGCCGTCGTCCACCGAGTAGCGCCCCTTGACATTTTCGCCGCCCTGTGCTACGCTCTGCTCAGATGCAGAGCTGATGGCTGGTGTGACCGCTCCCCGAAGGTAGGCGCTTTGGGTGACGCCCCCAGCGGTGGTAGGCTCTGCATTTGCCTTTGTCGGAAGTTCAAAAGTTTTTCCGTCCGGTGTAAGGATGCGATGCACCTTATACCGGTTTCCTTTTGTCTGCTTCACGACGACGGCCATGTTTCCGCGTTTTCCGTTGATGATAACAGGGGCCGCGATTGTCACGGTATCGTACCCTCTGTGGTCGTGGTCTATGTGCCCGTCGATCCGCTTTCCCCGTTTCAGCACATGGAACAGGGCCTCATACGCCGCGATCTCTGCGTCAGTGTTCATGTAGTCCACGCTGCGGTTGAGCTGTTTTTCTTCGACATCGACGCGCCCAAGCTCTTTTGTATCGACGTGGAACCCCCTTGCTTCCCACGCTTTTACAAGGTCTTTTTTTATTTGGTCGTTGGTTCTCCCGTTTCTGCCGCTGCTTTGAACGGTTGCTGCGACCGGCTCTGCGTTCAGCATATCCTGTGCCCGCTGGAGCTGTTTCTTTACCGTGTCCCCATCTTCGTCGGACATGAAATACCCGGCGTCCTCGTCGTCCGCGAAAACGGTGGCGCTGTTCCCCGTGTCCGGCTTCGTCGCCCGGCGCTGTTCCGGCGTCATGGTCCGCCTGCTTGCAGCGTCCCGTGCCTCGATCTCTCCGGCCGTGTTGCGGTAGAGTCCGTATGCTTCGTCTCTGACATCATGCTCCGCCTGGCGCTGCTGCTCGTTTGCCCGGTCAAATACGGCATCCTGATATGCAGACAGCATATCGCCGTAGCCCTCCGCGTACAGCTCCTCCTCGATGCGCGCCGCCGTGTCGTAGTCCTGGCTGATGTTGGCGCGGTTCATTTCCCGGACTTTGTTTTTCACGTCCTCCGGCATGGCGTCAAAGGCGTCGCGCACTCTCGCGTCCGCCTCGTCAAGCCACATTTTCCGCTCCTCCGTCAGCTTCCCGGTCCAATACTCCGTGCTGCTTCCTCTGGCAAAGCCCTCTGCCTTTTGGATCGCGTGCTGGATTTCGTGGATCAGTGTGTCCTCCGGCGCATTGCGCAGCTCGTTCGACAGTCGGATCAGGTTTTCGCTGCGGTCGTATTCGCCCCGCGTCCCTCTCGGCAGGTCGGTAAACTGCACGCCCGTGTTGCGGAGCTGCGGGTATGCCCGGAAAAGCTCGTCGTGCTGGATGATGTCGCCCAGCGTCGCGCCGCCGTTCGCCAGCTTGTACATGCTGACCGGCACCACGCCCTTGTACTTCTGATCCAGCTCGCGCATCCGCGCCAGCTCCTCCTCGCTGGCCTCCAGACGCACCACGGCCTTGTCCCAAAGTTCCAGGTACTCCCGATACTCCGGGTCGTTCATGTACGCCGCGTCGCCCTGCCGGCGGTATTCCATGCCGCTGTCGTCGATCTCGTAGCGCCACAGGCCGTCTGCGCCGCGGAACCATCCCGTTTCCTGCCGGATGTCCTCGGCGTCCACGCCCTGCATTTCCAGCCGCTCCGCAGTCTCCAGCGTCTCGCTGTTCGCTCCGTTGGCGTTCCGTCCTGCGTAACTGTACCGATCGGGCGGTCCCGTCGTGCGATCCGTCGCGGCCGCGGTCTCGTCGTTGAAGCCCCAATACTGGCCGACTCCGGCGCGCGCCGCGTCCTGAAAGACGCTGGTGTTCGCACCGAACGCATTGATCCCGGCATAGGCGTCGGCCAGCAGCTCCTCCAGGATGCGGTTCATGGCGTCCTCGTATTCTTGGTCCGTCATGCCCTCGGTGATGTCATAGACCCCGTAGAGCTTGCTGACGTAGACACTGAGGACCTTTTCCATCTGCTCCTCGCTGAACTGGCTGATGATCTGCCGCCGCAGCGCCTCGTTCATGCCCGGCGCGTGCTGGCTCAGCGCATGGTATAGCTCGTGGTCTCCAAGCTGTGTCACGGTCGCGCTGCTGTGGTCGCACTGGATTATGATGCGCTGGCCCGTGAAAACCCCGCGCGCCGTTCCGACGCCGCCGTCTTTCTGGCGGAACTTGATGCCGCCCAGCACGTAGACGACCTCGTAGCCCGTCCTCGCTTTGATCTTCTCCGCCTCGCTGCGCATTTCCTCGTCCCACGTCTCGCGCGGCTTGACGCGGTTTCCCTTGTCCTCGGTCCCTCTGCCGATGCCCAGCTCCGCGGCGCTTACTTCCGGTAGAGTTTTTGCATCAGCCCGCCGATCAACCGCTGTTTGAGATTGTCCGGCAAGCCCCCGGAGCCTTGCGCCTGCGCTCTGGCGTCCAGTCTGTTCTCCGGCACCCTCGCCAGAAACCCGTCCTTGTCCTCCACCAAGTATGCCGGCTCCGCCCCCGTCTGGAGCTCCGGCAGGCTGAGTCCCCGCAACTCCTGATCCTGCATTTGCAATTCCTCCGTTCATATCGTTTTGTGTTCCCGCCGGCGCCGCCTGCGGGATTTTTTCGTTTTGCGTGACAGCAGGGGAGACCTGCGCCGCGTGCTGCGCGTCGATCTGGCGCGCTGTGTTGACGGCTTCGCTCGTGAGGTTTCCCGTCTGCGGATTATAAAGCTCCCGCAGCGCCCCTGTCCCGCCGCTCCGGTAGGCGTCGCTCATGAGCTGCGCCGCCGCCATGGGGGAGATCGTGCCCTGTCGCACGTCGTTGTATGCCGACACATAGGCGTCGATGATCGGCGTGTTGGTGTTTCCCTCGGTTCCCTCCGCCTGGAACGCCGCGAAAAGCTCCGGGTTCGTGATCTCCAGCGCGTCCGCTATCGGGATGTCCCCGTTGTACTGCGCTTTCCACCCGCCGTTGTCCTTTGGCGCGGTCCACAGCAGCTCCGCACGCGCCGCCTGCTGCGTCTCCGGCTGTATCGTCGGCTGCTGGACCGGCTGCACGGTCGCAGGCTGCGTCTGCGTCGGCTGCGTGATCTGCGCGGTCGGCTGCACCTGGGTCTGTGCCGCCTGCGTCTGCGCCGTCGTCTGCTGCACCGGCTCCGGCTGCGTTCCCGCCGCTTCCTCCGCCTCGATGGCAACGATGTTGGCGCGGTACAGTCTGCCCAGTTCCTCCGCCGTCGGCGTCTCTCCCGCCTCCAGTTTCTTGTTCAGCGCCTCGGCCAGAGTGCGGCTCTCCGTGCCCTCCGCGCTCTCCATCCCGGTATCGACGACGCCGCGCACGGCCTCGTCGCCCAGCTCCAGAAACCACGTCCCGGCGCTCTTTGCCCGCTCTGCCTCGTATTCGTCCGCCGTCGGCAGCGCCAGCCCGTAGTAGCCGTCCGCCCGGCGTTTCGTTTTTTGGCGCGCCTCGTTCGCTGCGGTCCGCGCTTCCGGCGAGAACATGCCGTATTTGCTCATGGCGTCGTAGGCCGCGTCGATGCTCTTGTTGGTCTGCTTCGTCTGCATCTGCCCGCGATAATTCGCTGCGGCGTTGACGGCGATGCTCGCGCCGGCCAGCCCGCCGCCGGAGATCGCGCCGCCGAGGAAGTCCAGCCCCATCTGCTGCGCCTGATCCATGAGCACGCGCCAGAACGCGCCCTTTTCATCCAGCTCCGGGTTTTCTTCCTGCAACTGCCGCATCGCCGTTTTCCATTCGCTCTTGTCCTTGGAGATCAGCACGTCCGCGAGCAGGTTGATGATGTCGCTGCCCACCTCCTCGCTGCCCTCTGCCAGCACGTTTTTCAGGAAGTAGCCCGCGGCGCTTTTCGTCAGGGCGCTCTTGTCCAGCAGCGCCTCGATGCTGAACTTTTCCGTCAGGACCTCCGCCGCTCCGGCGATGGTGCCCAGCGCGAACGCCTGCTTGTCCGACAGTCCCCGCTCCTTTGCGGTTATCACGGTGTCCGCCGCGGCGCCCGTGCCCATGATCGCCAGCGAAAGGCCCTGCGCCACATTGACGGCTTTGGAGCCGACGTTGACCGCCGCGGCCTCTCCTGCAAATCCGCCGGTTATCAGCGTGGCAAGCAGGAAGTTCGCCATGCTCATTCCGGTCTGATACAGGAACGATCCGGCCTTGCCCCATTTCCCGCCGTTCTCGATCTTCTCCGATACGCCCGCGCGGATGTCGCCCGGTACGGTTGTAAACCTGTTATACCCGGCGTTCTGGTCTATACTGCCGTCGTCCGCAAGGTCCGTGAGCTGTCCCAGGTAGCTCACGCCCCGCAGCGGGCTCATAATGACGCTGAACGCGCTGGCCTCTCCGGGATGCTCCGCGGCGTACTTTTTCCAGTCCGCAGATTCCGTGACGCGCCTGCGTGCGTTCAGCTCGCTCTGGATCGTGTCATAGTATGCCTGCGCCGCGTCCCTGCCCTGCGTGTGGTAGAGATAATTGAAAATGGCGATCTCGTCCTCCGTCATTTCTCGCGCCTCTGCCTTGTTCTCTGCCATGCCGCCGTAGAGCGCGCCCAGCGGGTTCATCGCCCCGCCGTAATTGTTCATCGCCGTCGCGGTGATAACGTCCTGCGCCTCCGCGTTTCCGTTGATGGCCTCATAAAGCGGATAGTTCCACTGTTTCGCATAGTCCACGCGCTTGTAAAGTGGTACGCTTTTTGGGTCGTAGTCCGTCCGGTCGCTCGTGTAAGCGCTCTGCTGCGCAAAGTCCGGTCGCTCTGCCAGCTCCCGGTAGTTCTCCATCGTCCTCCAGGCGTCAAAGTCTGCCTGATCCGCGAACTGGCTCCACCAGCTCCGCTCCGCGTCCCAATCAGTCCGCACGCCGGCCAGAAACTGCTCCTGCTCGTCCAGCGCGGAAAGCAGCGCGTCCGCTGTGGCCTTTCCGTACATGGACTCCACAGCGGCGCGGTTATTCCTGTAATAGCTCCGGGCGTCCTGTATGCGGCCCGTGAGGTTGTTGATTCTCTCGTTGATCGTGTTGGTGTAGGCGTCCAGCATGTCCGGCGTCTGATAGGTCCGGCGCTGGACGCCGATGTCGTCAATGATCTGCTTTGTAAATCTGTTGATGTCGTCGGGGAGCGTGTCATAGTTCGCGTCGTGCTGCATGGCGTTCAGCCGCTCCGCGACGCTCCTGCTCTCGGAAGCGGGGGCAGCGCCCGGCTGCCCCTCGCCCCGTTTCATTCTTTCAAGCCGCTCCTGGATCGTGCTCATGGTCGCCGCCTCCTCAATATCCGAACATCCGCAGGATATAATCCGCTTCTGCTTCCGTGATACTTCCGTTTTTCAGGCCCTTGTCCAGCTCCGCGCTCGCAAACGCTTGCGCGTTCTCGCTCCTTCCGCCGTTCACCATTTCGCCAAGCGCCGTGTTATACACATACTGCGCGCGCGATCCCAGCTCAGACGGAGAGGTGATGCCGCTCGGCTTGTTGAAGTAGTTGCCGGTATATCCGGCATCTTCGATCTGCTTTTGCGTCCAGCCCTCGGCCAGCAGTTGCTCGATCACGGCGTCGCTGCGGTCGCCGTTGCGGAAGCTCGTGACGGCATTGGAAAGGGTCGGTTCTTCTGTCGGGCTCCCGGTGTAGCCCGTACTGCCTCCCGTGCCGCCGCTCCCGCCGCTGCCGATGGGCGCGGTCCTGCCAGCCGCGGCCAGCGATGCCGCCAGCAGCGCCTCGTTGTTCGGCGTGATGCCCAGCGCCTCCAGATAGGCGTTGTCCCCGACGTTGTAGCCGAGCTGCGCCAGCGCCATCTGGTTCTCCAGCGCCTGCTGCTCCTGCTGCTGCCGCTGCTGCGCCGCGGCCAGCGTGCGGGTGTAGATGGTGTCGCTCTGGCCCTGGAGGTCTCCGAGATAGCTGCGGAGCATGTTGTAGCCGTCCAGATACTCGTTGTATGCCTGCCCGCGGTCCGCCGTCAGTGCGCTCAGTGCGTTCAGGCGCGCCGCCGTCATGCTGTCGTAGCTGCCCTTTTGCTCCTGCCACTGCTGCCCGCGGTCGTTCATCATCGCCGTCAGGATGCCCTGCCGCCGGTTCACGTCGGCGTTGTAGGTGTCCAGCGCAAAGCCGCGATCCGTGTTGTACTGCCCCAGCTCGTTCAGGTAGCGCGCATAGTCGAGCTGCTGCTGCTGGTTCACGGCGCCGAGGTCGGACAGCTTCATCTGGTAGTCCTGGAGATAGCGGTCAAATGCCTGCTGGTAGAGCGTCGGGATCACGTCGGAGAGCTTCGTGGCGTAGTAGTCCCCGGCCTGCGTCGCCGCGTTGACTGCCGCGGTGCTGGCCCGCCCGCCGCTGCCGGCGCTCGCCTGCGCCAGCGCGTTTGCCGTCGCCCGGTCGCCCTCGCGCAGATACGCCTTTTTATAGCTGCCGTACACATGGTCCGTCGCCGGGTCATAGGCAAAGCCCTCGCGGTTTACCACCCTGTCGAGCATTTCCGCCTGCTGCTGCTCGTAGGGGTTCGTGTAGACCGGCGCCGTCTTGTCGTAGGCAAACGGCGTGATGCCCGCCACGTCGTCCAGCGCCTTTTGGTACGCGGTCTGGTTGCCGTAGTTGAACGTGAACGGCTGGATGTCCACCACGCCTTGCAGCGCCTTGTTGTAGGCGTCCTGGTTTCCGTAGGCGAAAGAGCCGTAGCTGCCGATGCGATCCAGCGTGTCGCCCACCTTGGCGTCGATGGCGCTGGTGGCCGTCTGCGGCGTCACGGCGTAGTATTTGCTGCCGTCCGTTCCGCCGGTGTAGGCGCCGTAGCTGCTCCTGATCTGGTTTGCCGCTTCGTTCGCCAGCAGCCTCGCCTCGTCGGTGGTGGCGTTGTTCCAGTCCTGTTTCAGCGACAGCAGGCTCAGGCCCGCCTCCGGGTATGCCCGCGCCAGGTCGAGGTCATACTGCGAGAAGTTGCCCAGCAGCCCCGCCGCCGTGGCCGCCTTTTCAAAGTCGTCATAGGTGTATGCCATTTCCTAATTCCTCCCCGTTTGCGATTTCAGATCCGATCCGGTGTAATACTCCCGCGCGATGGAATAGATGCGGCAGCCCCCCGTGCCGGTGATCTTCATGCGGTAGTGGTCGCAGCGCCGCGGGATGATGGGCAGGACGTAGCTGCGCTTGACGCCCGCCGGCATGGCCTGTCCGGCCTGCACCCAGTCTCCCGTGCTGTCGAATTTCAGATAGACGGTCGCCGTCGCGTTGGCGTCCAGCTCCAGCCGGATTTGCAGACGGCTCACGCCCTTTTTGTTCGGCTCGTCGTCGGTGTTGTCCCCAAACTCCGCGCTCCATTGGAAGTCCGCCTCCGCCGTTCCGCCGGAGGAGAGGATCGTGCCGATCAGCTGCATCTTGCCCGCGCTGTCGAGCATGTAGGTGTCGCTGTTCAGCCGGCAGAAGCCCACGGCCTGCGTCGTGTCCTCGATGTGCCACATGCCCTTTTGCGTGTCGTAGACGGCCAGCTTCCACGCCCCCGCGGCGTCCTGGTAGCTGACGTAGTATTTCAGCCCGTCGCTGCCGCCCACGGCGTTTTTCTGCCGCTCCAGCCCGAACGCCGCGCCGATGGGGCGGGGGATGCCGCCGGCGTAGGCCACAAAGCCCGCGGGGGAGAGATAGAACAGCGTCTCTCCGGCGATGGCGAGGCTCTTTGCGCTCCCGGATGCCACGCCCAGGTCCGGCCCGCCGTTGACCTCGAAATTGACCGGCGTGCTGCCGTAGACCTTGTAGATGTGGTCCTCCTTGAAGAAGATGGGGTAGCCGAGGAAGCTGACGGCGCCCGTGATTCCGCCGATGATCCCGGCCGCGTCCGTCGGCCAGCACCAACTGTCCGTGTCAAGGCCGTCGAACACGTTCCAGTTGAACGGATCGCCCAGCTTGCTCGCAAAGATGCGCTTGCCGTCGCTGGCCCACAGGCGGTTTTCGTTCTCGCAGACGTAGCTGATCTCCGGCACGGTCCGCTCCACTTTCAGCGTCCCGCTCTCCGTGTACGGCTCGTCGCCCCCGTCCCCGTCCAGTGTGAACACGTGCTCATAGAAATAGAGCTTGTCTCCGTCGATCTCCCGGATGATGGGCGTCTTGTTGTTCTCCGGGTGCGTGGTGCAGCCGGAGATCGTCACGGCGTCCCCGGCCTTGAAGTAGCTGGACCAGGTGACGCCCGTACACTGGATGCAGTTGGCCTCCGCCGCCTCGCCGTACAGCGTGCCGTTGGTGAATGTGAGGGAAGCGCCGCTCCACCTGCTCTCCAGGCTCCCGAACTCGCCGGCCACGACATCGTAGTATTTCGCGTCCGGGAAGATGCACAGGAACGCGCCGATGGCCGCAAAAGTTTTCTTTCCGTCCGTGACCGTGCCCTTTTCCGTGCCGTTGTAGTAGAACTTGGTGCCGTCCACCCACGCCAGGCCGCCGTGCGCGGTGATGCCGTTGGCCTTTGTCAGCGTCCGCAGCAGCTTCCGCTTTTGCCGCGTCGCCAGCAGGGGGTAGTAGTCGCTCGTCAGGTTCCTCATGTCCCAAAGCTCGCCGTCCCCGGCGCCTAGGTTGTGATTGAGCCCGTCAAACTTCGTCTGCTTCCCCTTTACGATCTTGTCCGCGCTGATTGTTGGAAATCTCATTTTTCCCTCCTTATGGCTGCCATCCGCTCCCGTCGTAGATGTTGGCCTCTGCTTCTTCCCACGCGCTCCCGGTCCAGACGTAGGGCGTCGCCTCCACCCAGCCCGCTCCGTTGTAGATGTACGGTTTCGCCCCGCCTTTTACGACGACGCTGCAAGTGACGTAAGAATATGTCCCGTTCAGGAATATAACGTACAGGCCCAGCGAATACGTGCCCGGGCTCGATACGGTGTAGGACCCGGTGCCAAATGTCTCTCCGGCTCCGTCTGCGATCTGCTGCGCGACGCCGATCACGTCCACGTCCCACCATGTATTTGCGTCCGCGGACCATGCGTAATAGATCGTTTTCCCCACGGCCCATGCTGTGATGCTGGAATCTCCTGGCTGCTGCGCGCTTTTCTCGCACGTCGTCTGGCACGTCTGGCATGCAACGCCCTGACAGTTTTGACAGGACGCCTCGCATGTTGTCTGGCAGGCGTACTCGCAGGCGTCCTCGCACGCCTGGCACGCGACGCCCTGGCAGCTCTGGCACGACGACTGGCACGTTGTTTGACATGCGATCTCGCATGCCGTCTCGCAGGATTGGCACTCCTGTTGGCACACCGTCTGGCACGTCTGGCATGTTGCGCCCTGGCAGTTTTGGCAGGAGCTCTCGCATATCGACTGGCAGCTCTCCTCGCAAGCCGATTCGCAATACTGGCAATCCAGCTCGCAGAAATCCTGACACGTGCTTTCGCAGGCCTGACACGCGATCTGGCAGCCCGTCTCGCAATACTGGCATTCCAGTTCGCATGCATCTTGGCACGTGTACTGGCAATACTGGCATGTGATCTGGCAGCCCGTCTCGCAATACTGGCATTCCAGCTCGCATGTGTCCTGACAGATGCTTTGGCACGACTGGCACGCGAGCTGACATGTAAGTTGGCACGTCTGGCAGGAATACTCGCAGTTGCTCTCGCAGGTCCCTCCGACCTCACAATAGAACTGACACTCGTTTTCACACGCGCTGCACGCCCTCGTCTGCTGCGCTCCCTTTTCGCCCGCCAGCGTTTTCGGAACCGGGATCGACTCGCTCAGAGTTTCCGGTATCTCAATCAGCTCGTCACGTTCCGGGGCTTCCATAGCTCTTTCTCCATTCCGCTATGAACCGCTCGTTTTTGCTCAGCGCCCACATGACGCGGATTGCCTCGTTCAAAAGCATCTGCATCCATCGGCAGTAGACCGTCGGCAGGCGGTTCACGTCCCCGTTCACAAGGTAGTTGTTCGCCACGCATCCTCCGTCGCAAATGCGGCGCAGCTTGCATTTTCCGCAGTCTGCTCCCGTTACCTTTTTGGAGTCGAACAGAGAGGCCAGCGCCGCACGACGCTCCTCAGATACCCCGTTATAGATGTTCCCGATCCAGAAGATGCTGCTTTGCCCCTCGTTGCTCGTCATTTCCTGGCAAGCGTACACGTCGCCGCTCGGATGGACGGACGCAAAGCGCGCGGTCCCAAGCCCGCATTTGCGCCCTGCGTGGCAGCCGACGCGGCACGATCCGCAGGAGACCGCATTGTTGATCTTCGTGATGTTTCTCAGTGCCTCCTCAAACGTGGAAAATCGGATCGGCGTTTCCCCGTTCTCGTAGCTTTCAATGAAGTGGTCGCCGTATTTGCGGACCTCTCCGCCCAGCGTCTCCCACGACTCAGCGCTCCACTCCTCGAAGATGTTGGGCACCACAAAGAAGTTGCTAAAGCCGGCGCTTCGCGCGAACTGAATATCCGCAAAAAGGTTTCCGCAGGTCGCCGGGATCGTCGTCATGCGGAATGTCGGCCGGAAGTCCCGCGCGATCTCCTCCAGCATCGGCCGCAGCGCCTCGAAGCTGCCACGGCCGTCCGCATAAGGCCGGTTGTAGTCCTGCGTTTTCGCGTCTCCGTCGATGGAAAGCAGCATCCCGATCTGGTTCTCTTTCATAAAGGCCAGCCGCTCCGGCGTCAGCAGCGTCCCGTTCGTCGTGACGGACAGGTGAAACGGTGCTTTCAGCTCCTCGCGGATGTATCGCGTCAACGGCTCTATGATATTGTCCCAGCACATCATGGGCTCTCCGCCGAAAAAGTTGATGCTCGGCGTCTCGTCGTTCTGGCAGTTTCCGATCAGGAAGTCCACAACGTCCTTTGCCGTCTGGAGCGTCATGGTCTCCGGCTCCTTCTGCACGAAGCAGTAACGGCAGCGCAGGTTGCAGGCGTGCGTGACGACAAGCATGACGGATGTAATCGGTGGGTAGTTCATGGCTCAATCCCTCAAATCTTGAAATATACCGCTCCCAGCGTCCCATAGCCCGGCGTGCTGCTGTCCGGCGCGGCCGATCCATAAGGCACGGCGATCCCGTTGTTGCCGAACTGCCACATGTTTTGTGCGATGGTGTTCTGTCCGTTTGTGCCGCCGGCTGTCAGGATTTTCGTGCCGCCGATGTAGAAGTGGCCGATGTGATTGCTCCCGAAGCTGTAAACGCCCAGCGCGGCGTCCGTAAGGCTCGTTATTCCGGCAGCCCCGAACATCAGCGCAGTAAATCCCGCGAGAGACGTAATATCCAGTGTCGCGTCGCCGTCCAGGTCGTGGAATTTTGCCCCGTAGAAGTCGCCGCCCGTGATGCTGCCGCCCGTAATGACCGGCGCCGACAGCGCCACGTTGGCCGCGATCTTGTTTCCGGTGATGGTGTTGGCTGCGATCTCCGCCGCGGTGATCGTGTTGGCCGCGATCTCGTTGGCCGTGATGGTTCCGGTGGCGATCTCCGCCGCGGTGATCGTTCGCCCGGCGATCTCCGTGGCCGTGATGCTGCCCGCCGCGATCTGCTGCGCGCCGATGGTGTTGGCCGTGATGCTGCCGCCGTTGATGGTGGTGGTTCCGGCCGCGCTGCCGATGTGCAGCCCGTCGCTTTTCAGGTTCAGGACGGTATAGTTGCCCTGGCCGTCCGTGACCTGCGCCTTGATGGCGTCGGCGCTCTGCTGGATGGCGCTTTCCGCTCCCGTGGCCCGCGAGACCTCCGCGGTGATGTCGCTGGCCGTCTGCGTGATCCTGCTGCCCAGCGAGCCCTCCGCCGCGGTGGCGCGCGTCACTTCTGCCGTGATAGCGTCGGCGTTTTGGGTGATCCGGCTGCTCAGCGCCCCCTCGGCGCCCGACGCGCGCGTTGCCTCCGCGGTGATCGCGTCGGCGTTCTGCGTGATGCGCGTTTGCAGCGTGCCCTCCGCCGTGGTGGCCCTCGTGACCTCCGCGGTGATGGCGTCCGCCGTCTGTGTGATGCGCGTACTCAGTGCGCTCTCCGCGCCCTCCGCCCGCGAGACCTCCGCCGTGATCCGGCCTGCCTCGATGCTGATATTGGTTTGCAGCGTGGCCTCGGCGCCCTCCGCCCGTTCGACCTCCTCCTGCAAGGCAATGTGGATCGGGTCGCTGATGCTGGAGGCAAAAGCCTCCAGCTCAGTCTGATTGAAGTTTCTGGTTCCGAGGTTGTGCAGCATATACCGGAGCTGTTCGAGAAGCTGGTACAGGTAGTCCGTTACGATCTTGATGGACTCCTCCGTGTCTTTCCCGTTCAGGTCGGGAAAGCTGGTGTCAAGTGCTGAAAACCCGCTCGGCATTGCCTCTCACTCCTTTTTCTGCTCTGTTTCCTCCGGCCCCAATTTCTCTTTCTCCGTCTCGTCCACTTTCTTTTTCAGCTTGCCGACGCCCTTTATCAGCCAGTCGGGCACAGGCGCGCCCAGCTTTGCCGCGTTTTCGAGGATCGACCCCAGCTCTGTCAGGATGTACCACGCGCAGACGATCAGGGTGATGTAGCCCGCATAATTCACAGGGCCCACGATGCTCGCCGCTGTGGGGGAGGAGAGGATCACTTCTTTGATTGCGATGTCGCACAGCGCCGCCGTCAGCAGCGCCGCGATTTCTCCCAGCTTGTGCCACAGGCCCTCCCGTGCGATCTTGCTGGACCATTCCCCGTGTGCCTTTGCGGCGATGCTTCCGGTGATGTAGTCCAGCGCCATGCAGGCGAGGAAGATCACGACGGCGATACCGACGGTCCCCAGCAGCCCGGCCACAAGCGCGATTGCGGCCGTGATGGCCGCCTTGATTTCCGTTGCCTTTTGCGGTGCGTTCATGTTCCCGCTCCTTTCAGTCGTCCGAAAGCAGCCCGCTCTCGGTTTTCTCGTCCACGGGCCCGAACTTGCGGAACAGGACCGTCGCCAGCTCCGCCCGCGTGACGTAATCGTTCGGGCGCCCGTCGCGGATCAGGCCCTCGCGCTCCGCCCATTCCATCGCGTCGGCGTACCATGGCGCCGGCTGTGTCGCCGGCGTGGAAACATAGATTTTCCCGCCCTCGCCGTCGTCGTACTCCATGACGCTCTTTGGCTGCCAGAGCCCCGCGTCGCCCATGTCGGA